AAAAAGTGTCGTTTCAAGCGTTTGGAACGGTATATGGGGTGCGATTAAGGGAGTTATCAATAGCATCCTCGGCGGCATCGAAAGTATGGTAAATGGTGTTATCAAAGGGCTTAACTTTATGATAAATGCTTTGAATAAGTTGAGTTTCGATGTTCCCGATTGGGTGCCGGTTATTGGCGGCAAAAAGTTCGGTTTCAATATTAAGAACATCAACACCGTATCTCTTCCTCGGTTGGAGGATGGCGGTATGGTAAATGCCGGAACTGCTTTTATTGCGGGTGAAGCCGGTGCGGAAGTGGTCGCAAATATCGGAAACCGAACGGGCGTTATGAATAACGATCAGATGCGGGAAAGCGTAGAGCAAGGTGTTGCAGATGCCAACGCAGAACAGAACGCACTCCTGCGTGAAGAAATCAGTATCTTGCGTAAACTTCTCGACAAGGACACCAATGTTACGGCGTATGTCGGAACAGGAAGTCTTATCGGAGGGTTAGAACGCAAAAATAGAAGAGACGGCAAGACGATTGTTCCTGTCGGTGTGTAAAGGAGGGATTTTTGAATGGCATACTCTGATCTAAACCCTATTCGTTCGGTAGACGGAAAGGCTATCGTCAAATCTCCCTCTTCATACTTATGGAAATTGGAGGATGTTTCTGCCGCAGATGCAGGGCGTACCGAGGACACCGTGATGCACAAAAAGCGTGTCGGTCAACTCGTAGGCTTGGAACTCTCGTGGCAGAACATCACTACCGCAGAGGTTTCCTCGATCTTAAAAGCATTTAACCCGGAATACATAAAGGTGTGCTATTTGGATGCTATGCAGGGCAAATACATTACCTCCGAGTTCTATGTCGGAAACCGCTCCGCTCCTATGTATAACGCCACCAAGGGACTTTGGTCTAACCTCTCTTTCAATTTGATAGAAAGGTCGGGTGTTTGATATGGCATATCCTATTTCGCAGGAAGCACTCGACCTTTTCACTACACCATACAGACAGATAGTAGATATAAGTTTCTACGGAACGAGTGAGGAACTGCACTTGACCGAACAGGACATTGTTCTCGGAGGTTTGAGCGTAAACCGCTACTGCGTGTCCGGGAGCAAAATCGAAATAGGGTCTGTTGTGGCAGCCGAGATCGAACTGAAACTCAATAACTCCGATGGGCGTTTCAACAATGTGCTATTCGAGGGTGCTGAGATGTATGTTCGTGTCGGTACGAAAAAATGGGATGCAAACCGTTGGGAAAACGCTGAAACGCACTTCGTTCCTTTTGGCTACTTCACGGTTGATGAAGCACCCCGAAAACTCGAAATCATTAACCTTGCGGCTCTTGACCGAATGGTACTGTTTGACAAACCCGTTGATATGAGCTTGTTGACATTCCCTATGACGGTTGCAACGCTTCTCGGTCGTATCTGCGACATCTGCAATGTAACCTTGGGAACAGACCCGTACACGCTCCCGAATCACGCCTATGTCATACAGGAAGCACCTCTCACAGAGGACTTGACCTATCGGCAGTTGCTTTCTTGGGTGGCAGAACTTACGGGTACTTGCGGTTTTATTGATTGGGACGGACATCTGATCTTAAAGTGGTACTCTTCCACCGAGACTACGATTGACCTCAAAAATCGTTTCAATTCCGATTTAGAGGAAAACGCCGTTACTATAACGGGCGTACAGATTGTAACAGACGAAGAGACTTATCTTGCCGGAGACGATGGCTACGCTTTCAATATAGAGGGCAACGACCTCATTCAGCACGATTACCGTGAGGTTGCACAGGCTTTATATGAAGCCCTCGGAGGGTTTACTTACACTCCGTTCTCGGCGACTATCAAGCCTATGCCGCACTTGTACCCGCTCGACATTATCACCTTCGTTGATAAGACGGGCGGCGAACATAGCACGATAATTACGGACTACACCTTCTCGCTGAACGCAAGCACTTCCATTGAGGGCAAAGGCGAGACGGCTACAAAGAGTGGTTATGCTTCTGCAAACCCGCTCACGAAGAGAGAATCGGCAATCATCAAGGCTTTGCAAAAGGCACAGAATGAGACCTTGAATGACCGAGTGCAGACCGTAATTGCTTTCAACGAACTAATCTGCAATGCGTTAGGACTGTTTGAGACCCCTGTTACGCAGGGCGATGGCTCTGTGATCCGCTACCTCCACAATAAACCCAACCTTGAAGAGAGCGAAACAATCTTCACTATGACGGCTTCGGGTATTGCGTGGACTACTACGGGTTGGAACGGTGGAAGTCCCGTATGGTCTTACGGTGTAACGGCTGCGGGAGATGCACTCTTCCATATGCTTTCTGCCGAAGGTATCGAAGTAGCCAAGGCGGGAGAGGATTACAACATTGAAATCACTCCCTCGGCTTTTAGGATTTACTACCGAGATATGCTCGTTACGAATATCGAAGCAGATGAAATGAACATTCCGAAAGCGTTTTTTACTTCTTACGCACAATGCGGAAGAGTGAGACTGATACCCTACGGAGATGTAGGAACAAACTTGGTATTTCTTGATTAAGGAGGTGAGGAACTTTGGCTACCTTTTCAACACAAGGCACAACTTACGGCTCTTATGAGGGTAGGTATATGTACCTCACCGTTACCGAAACGACAGTCGATAAGAAGAATAACAAATCCCTTCTTTCTTGGACATTGACTGTTACGGGAGGTAGTGTCAACTACTATTCGACCGGTCCGACAACGGTAAAAATCAACGGAACGCAAGTTTACTATAAGGCTCGTACCGAATGGGATGAGCGTGTATTTCCTGCGGCGAGAGGTAGCGTATCGGGAACGATAGAAGTTCAGCACGACACCAACGGCTCGAAAACAATACCGATTGTCTTACAGACGGCGGTATATTACGGCTCTTGGGCGGTTGCTGATTACGGCGGCAGTATGACCCTTACTGCTATCGACCGCACTTCCCCGACCGTACAGGCTACGGCTACCGTGCAGTCCTCGACAAGTATCAAAATCAAAGGTACTGCGAGCAAGAGTTGTAACAAGTGGGAGTACACCCTTAACGGTGGAACGACTTGGACAACCTACTCCACCACAGACGGGACTTCCGCAGAAAAGACCCTCACGGGGCTTACTTCTCAGAACTACACGGGTATGGAAGGACATATCGGCGTGTATGTCGGTGATGGTCTCGCCGTTGAATGCACGCCGAAGTGGGAGAACAAGGTGCAGATTACGGCTTGTAACTGCTCCAAGAGCGGCTATAACCGCCGTAATTGGACTAAGCACGGTAAACTCCCGTACATCGACTATGTTGCGACTGACACCCCCGTTGCACCTCCCGCTCCCGCCACCGAAAAGAAGAGCGTGGAAGAGATCGCAAAGGAAGTAATCAACGGCTTGTGGGGCAACGGCGAGGAGCGCAAACAGAAACTCACCGCCGCAGGATATGACTACTCCACCGTTCAAGCCAAGGTCAATGAGATGCTTGCCCCGAAACCCGCCACTGAGCCGAGTAAGTCGATTGACGATTTGGCAAAAGAGGTTATCAACGGTGATTGGGGTAACGGTGCTGACCGCAAAAACCGCTTGACTGCTGCGGGATATGATTATGCCAAGGTACAGGCTCGTGTGAACGAACTGTGTGCGGCGGCTACCCCGAAACCCGCAGAGGTATATGTGCCTAAGAAGGGCGATATTGTCAACTTCAAGGGCAACAAGCACTACTCCAACGCAAACGCCACGAGCGGGTACTACTGCAAGCCCGGTAAGGCGAAAATTACCCAAGACCCGTACAAGGTCGGAAAGAGCAAACACCCCTATCACTTGGTAGCGGTAAGTGGTGGCGGCTCGAATGTGTACGGTTGGGTCGATGCCGGAACTTTTGAGAAAGCCTAAGCGTATGGGTGTACTCATAGGTATTGCCTGTGTAGTGTGGTGGATAATCGCATTATCAAATTGGGACGGGGAAAAGCATTGTGATGAGGACTGCTCATCCTGCCCTTTCCCGCCCTGCGAAAAACGAAAGGAGAATAACGATGAAAAAGGAAATGTTCAAAAAATGGATTAAAGCGGCGGGAATCCGTGCGCTGAAAACTGTGGCACAGACGGCAATCGCTACCATCGGTACTTCTGCCATTCTGTCCGAAGTAAATTGGGCGGTAGTCTGCTCGGCGGCAGCCTTAGCGGGTCTCCTGTCCTTACTCACCTCGGTTGCGGGTCTCCCGGAAGTCAAAGAGACTGACGATGAGACTGTGTAACATAAAGTCCTCCTAAAAACGAAACACCGGCAGGGGCATTACCCTTGTCGGTGTTTTGTTGTATTCCCGAACACTATTCCTCGAAAGAACATTGAGTTCGGATTATACTCTAATGGTGGAGGCGAGGGGAATTGAACCCCTGTCCACGGAAGCGGAAATACAGTTTTCTACGAGTGTAGCCATTGGTTAAGCTTTCCCCTTATCCTTGCCCCAATGGCAAGCCGCAGATAAGAGTAGCTTCATTTTACATCACGGCGGCAAAGCTTACGCCGTTGACGTTCACTGCGTAAATTGACGCCGAAAACCTAAGCCCGCAGTATGCCTAAGCTCGACGGTGGCTGCATTAAGCAGCTACTGAAATAGTATTGTTATTAGCGTTTATATTTACGCCCGACGGATTTACGTGACGCCGGATGCACGACTCGCTTACCATACCACCGAGCAACCATGTCGAAACCTGTACGCCCCCTTATATATTTACGCCGTTATTTCCACAGCGAAAACAGAAATTTTACCGATTCCTCCATCCACGGCTTACAATAGTAAAGCGGAGAATCAAAATCACGATTTGTTGCATAGCTACCCGTTGCCATACCGTGCGGTCCATGCGGAAAAACGTGTATTTCAAACAAAACTCCGTTTTTTGCAAGTGCCTCGGCATATGCAAGGCTTTGGCGCACATCGACAACCGGGTCATCGGAGGTATGCCAAATATATGCAGGCGGTGTGTTTTTATCTACTCTGTCTTCAAGAGACATTTTCTTAAACAGCGCATTATCGAAATCGGTTATGCCCGTAAGATTTTTTATTGAGCCGAGGTGGCTGATTTCGGGCTTTGACGACAGCACCGGATAGCCAAGCACCTGTGCATTAGGTCTGATATACTCAGGCTCTACGCAAAGCGGCTTATATATATCCTCATCATTCCAAAGCGTGCAAATAGATGCTGCCAAATGACCTCCTGCCGAATAGCCCGTTACGGCGATTTTGTCCTTATCAACCATAAAATCGTCGCCGTTATCACGGATAAACTTTATTGCGGCACCAAGCTCAAGCTGTTGCTCGGGATAATGCGCCGCAGGTGCAACGCTGTATTTAAGCACAAAGCAGGAAAAGCCCTCCTCAAGATACTTAAACGCAATAGGCTCACCCTCTCTGTCAAAGGCAAGTGCGGAATAGCCTCCGCCCGGGCAGACAACCATTACGGGGTTTTTTCTGTTGCGCTCCCACACAAGTGCGTTATCATTGATGTAGCAATCAAGAAGCGGCTCCTGCTCGGATTTAAGCACGGGGAATATTTCCTTTAATTTAACTGTAAAGAATTTCATTCAAAGCTTCTTCCTTTCCACAATGCTTTAAGGAATTTTATTGACTCATCAAGCCACGGACTGCAATAGTAGCCATTTGATTCCAATGCGGCATTATAGTTTTCCGTTGCTCCTGCCATACCGTGCCCACCGTAAGGATAAATATGAAGCTCGTATTTTACCTTGTTTGTTGCCAAAGCATTTGCAAAGACAAGCGAATTGCACGCACTCACGCCGTTATCCTCAAAGGTATGCCAAAGAAACGTAGGCGGAGTGTTGCTTTTTACCTGATTTTCAAGTGACATCTTTTGATATATCGGTGCATTGACATCCTGCGTGCCCGAAACGTTTTGTATTGAGCCGATATGTGCTATTGCGGAATCTGCCGAAATTACGGGATAACCGAGCACCATAGCGTCAGGCATAATGCTTTCGGGCTTTACGCCTAAAATCGTGTCGATTTCCTCATCATCGAAAAATACGCCAAGCGAGGCGGCAAGGTGCGCGCCTGCCGAAAAGCCGCATATAAAAACATTTTCCGCATCAGTGCGATGC